TTACTTCTTTGTAGTCACACTCTTTGAAGTCGACCAAGCGCCATAATACTTAGTTCCCTTTACAGTTGTGTACGAACGAACACGAACGTAATATTTCTTGTTGCCTGAAAGCTTTGAAATAGTGGTCTTGTCGGTCTTGTTGTTTGTTATTGTGACTTTCTTTGCACTTGTGAACTTTGAGTTGGTAGCATACTGAATCTCGTATCCGGTAGCAGAACCTTTCTGCGCCCAATCCACAAAGAATGCCTTGCTCTTAGCAGTGAGCTTCTGTATCTCCTGCTTGGCAGGATTTATCTTGAACGTCTTTGTGATAGTGCCTGTGTAAGAGCCTTTTCCTGTGATTTTTACAGTGGCAGTGCCTATGCTCTTGTTGTTAGAGTATGAAACTGTGTAGTCAGTGCCTTTTTTCAATGTTTTGCCATTGTATTTAACAGTAATGCTCTGAGTGATGTTCTTGCCAGTGAAAGCCTTTGTGGAAATGCTCGAAACTGTGGCTTTCTTGAAGTTATTTTTGATACTGTAGGTCTTAGAAACTGAGCCAGTGTAATTGCCCTTGCCCTTAATAGTGACCTTTGCTGTTCCAACCTTGGTGTTGTTTGAATAGGAAGCTGTGTAATCTGTACCATTCTTCAAAGTTTTGCCGTTTAGCTTGACCGTTACACCAGGCTTCTTTGCCTTGCCGTCATAAGCGTAGGTCGAAGTTGAAAGTGTCACGCTTGCCTTTGAAATGCTAATTCTTGAAAGTGCAGGAATTTCAGCCGTTTCAAGAACTTTCTTGCAGACTGTACATTCCTTGTGCTTTGAGCCTTTAACTCCGATAGAAGCCGCCTTGTCGACTATCCAACCGCTTGACTTGTGACCTGTGGCATTTATCACTGTCTGAACTTTGATAACAGTATTGCAAACTGAGCAATGTGAGCCGTCTGTTTTGCCTGCGGTGGTGCAAGTAGCAGGGTAGCCCTTGTCGGTAACTGCGGTGTGACCCTTTGCAGGAAGCTTTTCTGTAACTGTTGCATTGCACTTTGTGCAAGTCTTTGTTTTTGTACCCTCTGATGTGCAAGTCGGCTGTTTTGTTACAACAGAATTTCCGTAGCTGTGACCTGTTGCCTTAGTTGTGCTATCCTTGTATGAAGTACCGCAAACAGAACACTTGTGGAGTGTGTAGCCGTTAGTAGTGCAAGTAGGTGCAACAACTGTGTCAGCATATTTGTGTGAAGTCTTTGGTATAGTTTCTGTAACTGTCGCATTGCACTTTGTGCAGGTCTTTATAGCAGTACCCTCTGATGTGCAGGTCGGTTGTTTTGTTACAACAGAATTTCCGTAGCTGTGACCTGGTGCTTTTGTTGTGCTATCCTTGTATGAAGTACCGCAAACAGAACACTTGTGGAGAGTGTAGCCGTTAGCAGTGCAAGTAGGTGCAACAACTGTGTCGACATATTTGTGTGAAGTCTTTGCTATAGTTTCTGTAAATGTCGCATTGCACTTTGTACAAGTCTTTATGGCAGTACCCTCTGATGTGCAGGTCGGCTGTTTTGTTACAACAGAATTTCCGTAGCTGTGACCTGTTGCTTTTGTTGTGTTGTCCTTGTATGAAGTACCGCAAACAGAACACTTGTGGAGTGTGTAGCCGTTAGTAGTGCAAGTAGGTGCAACAACTGTGGTTGTGTAGCTGTGGGAAAGCTTTGCAATTGTTTCTGTTACTGTTGCTCCGCACTGCGTACAAGTTTTTGTTTTTGTACCTTCTGATGTGCAGGTCGGCTGTTTTGTGATAACAGCACTGCCATATGTGTGGCTCGTGCATCCGCAGGTGAATTTGTATGTCTTTGCTACAGACGGATTGTATGTAGGATAAATTTTTACAGTGAGTGAACCGCCGTTTTTGAATGTGATACGTCTGATATCATTAGCATAGTTTTCAAGCTTATTTACACTTACCATGCTGCGATCAGAAAATTCAACTGTGTAGTCTGTATCGTCATAAAGCCAGAAATCAATGCTGTCGCCCACACTGAACTGAGTTTTGCTCAATACGCTTGAAAAGGACGTATTCGAAAGGTCTGTGCGCCAATAAACAGTGGTAGAGGTCGGAACTGTGAACTTATTCACATAACCGCAAGACTTGCAGGTCTGTGTTACAGTGCCGTCAGTTTTTGATGCGTACTTTGTTTCGTAGTCATGACCTGTTTTGACGTCAACCGTCTTTATATCGTCAAGATTTGAAAGGTTCAGGGAGTTGAAGGTCACGTTATTTTTATCGTAAACATACCATACTGCTCTGCCGTTTTTGATAACAGGCTGGCAATCTGAAAGGCTTCCCTCAAAGGTGTGTATACCGCCGTTTACTGTGCCGTCAGCGTTTAGCTTCACACAGCTTACCTTTGTATCTCTGGACCACAATAGCAAAAAGCTGTTATTATTTATCTTCACAAGCTGTGGAGCAGAAGCAGAAGCTGTACCCTCTGCATAAGAAGTTATCTTATTGAGCTTGTTTGTGGAAAGATCCTTTGAAACAGCGGAAACGTAGACGTTTCGTGTTTCTGACGTATTGATATAATCAAGGTCAACTGTACTCTGTGCCACGATATAGCTTGATGATGACACATCAAAGCCGCCTATAGCCGCACCTGTATAGTTATAGTGACCGGCGGTATATTCAGGGTATGTTACAACGTCGATATTGCTGACCTGTTCAAAATAGCTTGGGAAAAATTTGCCTGTAGTAAAATCAGAATTATACTTCACCAGAACGGCGGAACGTGGATGAGCGTCACCATGGTCGAGGGCGACTATATGGTTGCCGTCGGTTTTTATAAACTGATTGAAGGAGTGGCTAACATAGCCATAATCAACGTTCATGACGCCGGTATATGAATCAGTGATAGTCATCGAAGGCATATCCACTTCAATGGTAACATTAGCCTGATGATTATTGCCGTCGCTTGATTTATACATTTCGTGGCAGGTCCTCACAAGCAGGTGGTCACCGCTATGGGTCATTCTTGCCGAGCCTGCATCGAATGGAACTGTAGTGTTAGCTCCATACAGACCGCAGGACTTTATTTTGTTCCAATTCTTATCATACTTCGTGATACGGAAAACCTCGAGGGAGTCGTTTTGTTTCGGATTTTCCTGACCGCTAAGTACATAATAATTATTGCCGGAGTCATAGAAAGCACCAAAGATCGGCAGTTCATTGTCGATAAGCTTAGTGCTGAGCGGTTCAAAATCAGAGCTGTAATATTCCACAAGGAGCTTGCCCTCGATAGCGCCTGACTGGACACGCATATAATTGCCGTTGTCGCACACTGTCAGGTAAGATTTCACTGTGTCAGACCATTGCACATAGTCCTGATCATTCACATTAGAGCCTGAATATGCAACACATTGCGCCACGGCAAAGGCACCGAACGATCCAGCAGACACAGCAGTAGAAACAGCCATTGCGCCAGACAGGACAATGCTCAACATTCTTTTCTTCATATTCATCGATTTCATCACCTCATACAAAAACTTTCAAACGAGAACACCTTTATATATATAATATCACAACGCAAGGCATATGTCAATGAAAATAAGTTACAATGAGAATGATTTCAATAAATTCGTCAAACACCAAAGGTCAACGCAGTAAAAAAGAGCAAAGAGGATACAAAACAAAAAAAACGCCTTGACAAGGTTTGATGGGTGTGATATAATATTACAGTGGTATTTCGAGGTGTGGCTCAGTTTGGTAGAGCGCTGCGTTCGGGACGCAGAGGCCGTGGGTTCAAGTCCCGTCACCTCGACCAGCACAAAACCGCTTGTTTGCGTCAAATGGCGTAGATAGGCGGTTTTCTTTATGCCCTGGAATGCTAAAATATGCGTAAAAATGATAAAATATCAGCCTGAATGATAAACATATGCCACAAAATATGACACGGAATTTTGCACACACTGAAATTTCACTCTGAAAATATGCACAAAAAGCAATCTTATATTTGTGCAATCCTACAAAATTCAATGTTATCTATATTTTTGTTATCTAGCTACTTGACATTTAGTAGATAACGTGGTATACTATAATCACAGGCAAGAGATGAGACCTGAAATCAAAAAATTAATTTTCGGAGGTACAAAATCATGAAAATCACAGGCGTTAAGAAAGCAGTAGGAACTTACAAGAGAGCAAACAGCGGTGGATATTATCGTTCATCATATGGCGCTTTGATGGTTGATATGTCAAAAGGTTATGTATGGTGCGACGAATTTTCAGACAGATTTTCGTACATCGCCTATGACGATGAAAACATTGCACGCATAAATCTTGAAGGTGAGCCAGCAACCATGCAGAACGTAAAGGCAATTGCCGAAAGAATGTGCGCTGAACATATCGCATAAAAACAGCCCTGACGAGTATCTGAAAATTGATACGAAACGCCCGAAAGGGCGTCGGCTGGAAAGCAAAATAAATCTGAAAGGATATGATTTTATGAGCAAGTTGAAAGACATGAGAGAAGCAAGAGGCATGACACAAGATGAGCTGGCAAAGAGAATAGGCTCTGTCAGAAGCTATATCTGCCGCCTGGAGAGCGGTGCGCAGGATATCAATTTTATCCAGGCAAGCACGCTGGGACGTCTATGCACGGCACTAGATTGCAAGCCAGAAGATTTACTGGAAGCCGATAGTTTTGAATTTGAGGAGATCAACGGTGAAAAGCGGCTGATAGTTGACGGACTGTATACCCCTGAGGGAAATTATTTGCTGGTAAAAATCAAAAACCGCACATATCAGCTGAGCATGATTGATTTTTCAAAGGTTGATGATATATCCAAACATTTGATACCACGTGGCAACGCAAATATCCCACGAAGCGCCGCAGAGTTCGACAAGAAGGCATACTGGATATATAAAATGGCGCCACGTGACGGCGTGGAGGTCAAAGTCCTAGACCCTATCAGCCCCGAAGATTGGAAGGCGTTCGTTGAGAAACTAGGGCTGACCGATAACGACATTTCGGACGAATTTGAGGTTGTTAAGGGTAAGAATTATGGTGAAAAGTGTGAGAAACACTACGTTTGCAGACAGATAAGACTTACCTCCCCCAAAAATTCGGCTACGATCGAGCGAGAGTTGAAAAAACATGGCATTGAGGCAATGAACGTAAGTGTTGACCGCATAAACGTCAGGGTAAAATGACATGGCAAAACAAAAATACGAATTGCTGCCAGACAAAGTAGTTGCAGCCAACATAGAAACCATAAAAGCCATAGGACATATTGCAACCGATACCGATATAGTGGATTATGTCAGCGGTCAGCTGATGCGTGACTATATCAAAATTGGTAAGAAAACCCTAGACGAAGCCGCCAAGTTGACCGAACAAACGATAATGTCAGATGATTTTTTAGACAAGCTGGGTGCCATAAAAAATATGGTAAATTGGTACTATGGCGGACGCCAAATATATGTTTTTGATGATGATTTTGCCAGCCTGCTGAGCGGCCAAGGCACAGCAGATCTGCAAATCAGTGCAGACGTTTTCAAACAATTGCCGTGTAACTGTTTTTACGTCCAGCGAAAATACAAAAATAGCGTGGGGTTCTTTTTCGACTTGCAGGGCGACCGAATGACAATGACAGAATATTTTTTTGACGATGCCGAAAAAGACTACTATTCGGAATCAATCGCTATAGAATTGCAGTATGATATATCAGTTGAAGACCTGATATATAAAATTCTAGGCAGCTATGCAAAAAAAGACAAGTCAGGCACTAAGGCAATGATATGCGACATAGCCGAAAAATTGCAGTTCATTGTATATTTATCGGCTGTAAATGCCGAAATCGCACCAGTCACGAAACGCCAAGTGCAAAAGGAACACACCGCACCACGCCCTCAGAAGCCGTCTGCACAGCCACAGAAATCAGCCATAGCCAATGTAGGGTACCGCATTGGCATTGCCGTGCGCAAGCATAGGCAGGCTGAAAGCAGTGTCAGTTATCAGCATAGTCCACAAGGTCACAGCGCACCGAAAGCACCGCACATCAGGCGTGCGCATTTTCACGGCTACCATACCAACAACGGCTATCAGGTAAAATGGCTGAGTACAATTTTTGTGAACGCTGAACGTGATGACAACGATATAAGCACGATTCATAAGGTTCTGCAATAACTGTGTATCTGCAATGAAAAAAAGCCGCCAGGGCAAACGCTCTGACGGCTAAATTTATGCTAATTTTATGCGAATTTTATAAGACTATTTCTTGATTTTTTCACGCAGTTTCTTGATGAATTTTTTTCCTGCAATGCCGTTCGGTTTGTATCCCCATGCTTTCAGCCTTGCGTTGATAGCACCGACAGTGCCCTTGCCGATGATTGCATTATCGTCCAGCTTTGCGCCGTCAAGTATCAGTAACTGTTTCAGGGCATACGACCCGTCTGTGTTCGCACCTTTCTTATAGCCTTTTGTTTCCAGTGTGGGCGGATTGATAACGCTCTGATTTTTCGGGCGGAGAACGCCCAAGACATGGTTATAGTTGTGATAGACACGTGTGCATGGGTCATTCTTGCCCAGCCAGTTCTGGTCATAGCTGTAGAAATACTTTGTGCTGCCTTCGCCTGTGGCTATTGCAACGTGACCATCTTCGCCGTTGAGAGATTTCCCCCATACCACGATGTCTCCCTTTTTCGGTACGAATGATGGCGTATTCGCAATTTTGGTAAAATATTTCTTTGCTGGTTGGCTGTCGAAATTTGTGTAAATCATGTATGCGTGCAGACCGATGAACATACCGCAGCCGATAACATCTCTGTTGAACTGGTTCGCCAGGTCAAAACACTGTACACCGTACAACTTATCGAAATTAACGCCCTTGCCCTTGTATTTTTTCACAAATTCATCAAATGTCATTGCCATAATTAGTCCTCCTTATCCTTGAAAACACCGAATTTTGCCACAATTTTGTTTATCCAGCTTGCCTGTGGATTGATTTCACCATAGTTTTCCAGTATAGAAACTATTTCCATAGCAAAAATATATCCGAAAACAGCTAGTGCGGTGATAGTGCCTGCAATGCCTGCCAGTTCACTATGCCCATAGTAGTGACCCAGCTGCTCAAAACCGATTTCCGAACCGATAGCCACGCCCATGACGACTATCTCCGCCAATTTATTCAGACCGCCTTTGCGCATTTTTGACGACCTAACGTCGCCTTTGCAATAGGCTTTTATCCAGCCTGTGGCAAAATCAGCCAACGCAAGACCTATAACAATCATCAGCATTATTATGTATTTCACTTCACTACCTCGCTTTCATATTTCTCTCCAGTGATTTCCTCATACTGCTCAGGGGTTATCTTTCCTCTGTCAGCAAAGTCCTTGACCTGCTCAGCGGTGTACAGCCCCAAGTCGTACAAACGTTTGACCTTTTTATACATTGTCGTCACTCTCCTCAATTAGCGTGTCGGTCATCAGTGCAGTGTATAGCACCTGTGCTTCCAACTCATCAACCTTTGTAGCCTTCTTTGGTTGGAAGTCTTCTTGGGATAATCCTAACTTCTCAACCATCTTTTTCTGCAACTCTGTCATGTTGTACCTCCCACTTCACTCAGTTTCACGATATACTCTTCTTCTGACGGCACTGGTATGCGATAGCTGTTGTCATTGCTGTTTTTGAACGTGATTGAACCGCCTGCCTCTACCTCGATGTTCCTCAGAAAATCATCAGGTATTAACGATGAAATGTCGGTTACGATTGGCGTTGCTAATTCGTAGTACAGGATAACACCCTGCATTGCCTGTTTAAATGCGGTGGCGTCGGTGTAGGACGTATCGTTGACATATACATATCCGTCAACGCTAGCATTAGTCGTTATACCTGTTACACTGGTTTTGCCCCACATAGCATTCTGCGTTTTCGCCAAATATTTTGAACAGATGATGTTTGGCAGAATGTTATAATTCTTTGTCAATTTCTGCCCTGTAACTTGCGATGTTTGAAAACCTACTTTCCCACTGTCACCTGCAACCCAATTCAGCGTCCCCAAATCAACGCTGTTCACGCACTGAACGTATCGTTTATTTTCATAGTCCACATAGTTTCGTGCCGTTCCAGCACTCCACCCGTAACCGTCTAAATTTTGGATTGCTTGTGGGATTGTGTATGATATAGGAGTATAGTACGGAGTATATGCAGTTGCAGTGCTTCCTTCATCTAGTTGGAAATTCTCGAAAATACCACTCATGCCACTTAATCGAAGCTCTATATACTGCCTATCATCAACTTTAGTATATTCAAG